TATTTACTACATCTATAAGTGTTGGTTTTTTATTTGCTCCATACATAATTATTTTCCTTTTTTTCTTTTTAGGAAACCCAGCTTTCATATTTGCATAGGCTTCTTTAGATATAGTGCTTTTCTTTTTAGAACGAGAAATGCCTTTTTTCTTACGAGCATTGATATTTGCGTATAGACCTTTACTTGGCATATTTTTTATTCATCTTTTTTAAACCATCTTTGAGTAATGTTTTAGTTGTTGTATTATCTTTTTTAGGTTTCTTTGTATTATTAAGATAGTTTGCAAATTGATTATGGTTTTCTTCTGTGATTGCCATATTATTGTCCTGTAAATAATTGTGGGTATGCTTCTTTGATGAGTTGGATTTGTTTAACAGCTTCGTTCCTTACTTCTGGTGGTAATTGTGTATTATTAACAATGCCTAACGCTGAATTATAGTTGTCCATTACTTGTGCACGAGCTTTAAATGCAGCCATTTCTGCATCAGATACATTACCCATCGGCACAGATTCATTATTAGATGCAAGTAATGATTTAAACATATTCATTTCTGAATCAGAAACATTGCCTAAACCTGAATTTGTTGGGGCAAATTGTTGCATCATCATTAATTCGTTATTGCTTAAATTACCAAGAGCTCCGCCTGTAGGTGATTGTCCACGAATCATATTTACTACATCTATAAGTGTTGGTTTTTTATTTGCTCCATACATAATTATTTTCCTTTTTTACCGTAGCCTTTTTTGCCACGCATACCTCGTTTGCAGCCCATGTTATTTGTCCTTATTTACAAAAGAATAGAGTTTTTCAGCGTTAGCAAGAATGACATCTAAATGTGGGAAGTCAGGCATCGCTACTTTGTGTACAATTTTGCCATCCTTATCTTTTTCTACTGACATTTGCCAGTCACCAAATTTAGCTTGGAACTCTTGTACCGCTAAATCTTTAGCCATGCCAAGTACATCTGTACGAATCTCATAGCCATTCTTGTTAAATTTTACTTCTGGTGTTAGTTTGTAACTCATGTATTTACTCCTGTGTGTGTGTAAAATAGTACCGCAAAAAATTTGGGTACTGGGGTTTTCTATTCAATGCCTGTTACGACTTTGATATTAATAGGTGCACCCCCTTCACCTGTTAATTCTGTGGTATGTTTTTCTGACCATTGTGCACGGGTTTTAAGCCAGAACATCATAGATGCTGTGTCACCTTGTCTTGCTTTTTCATAGAGTGTACCAGCAATAACAGCATTAGCTTCTATACGACCTTTCTCAAGCTCTGGTTTGTAGTATTTGCGTAGGGTGTCGTCAGAGATTGACAACATAAATGCGATGTCTTCGTACCTAGTTCCTACTTTACTTAATTCATACACCGTAGTTCGGGTGGTCGCTGTTGGAAGGTGTGGCGGTCTACCCGCTTTCTTTTCCTCTAATTGAGAATGATTCTCATTATCATTTTGAGAATGATTCTCATTCGCATCTATTAATATTTCTATCTTACCACTGTCAATTACATTTGTCATACTACTGTCATACCTGATTAAAAATAATTCTTGCAATTAAAATTTACATGTGTTTATAATTCGCACATGGCGTGTTTAAACGCCTGTTTTTACTAACTAACGGAGATATTAAAATGATTAAATTAAACACACAATTAAAAAACGGTTTCACAGTTTTAAATATTCACCAATCATCAAAGGGCTTTGTTATATTGGCAGAGGATAAAGACAGCAACCGCTTTCAACCCTTTGCTACATGGATAACAGACGGTGAGAATGATGATACATTCTGCGGTCATTATTTTGAAGATTTAATTGATGCTCAAGATGATTTTGTCAAGAGAATCAAACGCGATTGTTTTGTTTATTAATCAATAAGGGAGAATCAACCATGAAAAGAAACCAAAATTTAAAACCAATCGGACGCAAAGTTATAAACGGTCAATTAATTCTTATTTATCCAAACGATAAGATAGCAAAGCAAATCAAATCAGAGCTCCGCGAAGATTGGAGAATCAGCTGTGATAGATGCGGAGATGATAGACCGCCCGAAATACGCGTTTAATCTCTCTCAATACACATAAGAGCCCGTTTTTACGGGCTTTTTTGTTTTATAGCCTTATAAATCCTATAAATCCCTATTTCAAGCCCTTTAAACCATACACTAACAACCTAATTCAAATATACCTCTAAAACGCTCACAATCGCTCTCTGTGAGGTTTTTATTTTAAATTGATATCTTACCATTACCCGAAGCATAAAAACGCTTAAAAACGCTTTAAACGGATATTTATATTTTAGATTGGTTTAATGTAAGTCTGAATTGACTTTTAAGATGCTTAAATCAGCCCTTGAATTATATCAAAAATTTAATTGCTACTCAATCAAAAATTGACAAAAAAAGATAAAAAAAAGGCGGAAAAAATCCGCCCTTTATTGATTGCAAAAAAATTAATTTAAATCTGTCAAAATATACTCACCGCTTTTTATTTTTGCTTCAGTTTCTTTTTTAGTTTCCCATAAAAAAAGATTTCTGTATTTTCCTGTGGTTTTTGAATAATCCCATGTTCTTTCATCAAGGTATATTTTGCCATTTGATATTTTAACAATGATTGAGTCATAACTTTGGAAAAAACGGTCTCCGTTATCATCATCAATTATAAATTGATTAGGTATAAAATTGCCTTTGTTACTTGTCATGTTTTTAACTTGCATTTTTAAATCTCCCATAAAAAAATAAAAAATAAAAAATAAAAAAATTAGCGGTCTATAAAAAAATTATAAACCGCCAAAAAAATTAAGCTACTTGCATAGGCTCATTGCAACACGCACAATATGGCACTCCGTAATTTTCAATTGCTGTGCGTGAAGCCCTTGCAATAAAACCATTATCACAAAATAATTTTATCATGCGTGTGGTTTGTTTTTTACGCTCTGATAAATTAAGGCTTGAATGTGGATACTTTCCAATTTCATCTATCCATGTTTGAATAATAGCCTTTAAATCATCTCCAATTTCAGTAGCAGTCATTTTACCAGTTAAGCCAATTGATGTAGCAATTTTTTTAAACTCTTTGCCATGTGCCTTAACAGAATCTCCAAACATGTGCCTTTGAATAGCATGTGATAATTCATGCAATAAAATTCCTATGACTTCTATACTGTCATCAATAGATGGCTCAATCATCATCTCATGAAAACCGTTTTTAGATAACATAGGGTTATAATGCACACCAACCGCTTTATTTTTGCTACCTCTAACCCCTTTGATAAAAGAACATGATACTTTTAACTTGTCTCTTATCTCTGATAACATAAAACCGTTTTCATCAAACAAAGGCACAGCCTTATCTATCATTGCATTTAAATAAGTCTCCCTATTCATAATATAATCTCCATGTAAAAATTAAACTTACAATTAAATTATAGGCACATCGTTTAAACGCTGTCAACTGTTTCTTACAAAATATTTATCATCAATAGTTTTTATTTCATTCATAAGTAATTTTTTTCTAATCAGTCTATAAGCGTTCCTATTATCATCATCGTAAGCCATTCGCTTTATTTTACTATCTAATAAACCAAATAATAAATGATATTCATTCAATGTAAAAAAATCGGTTTCCATAAAAAATCTCCCAAAAAAATTAATGATATTTATTTAAAAAATAAATTGCAATGCACCAAAAAATTACCCATAAAAATAACAGCATAAAATCCCCCTATGAAAAATTAAAATCTATATATGTTCCTGTCGGGCAGTCATGATGAAAACATTTTAATAAATAACGGTTATTATCTACCTTGTCAATAGAAAAATGTTTATCACAGCTCGGCAAAAGTTTTCTTTCAATATCTTCTACATCTTCTAAAACAAAACTTGCTTCACCGCTAGAGTGTCTCCAATCTAAATTTATACCTTTAGCGTTTAAACGCTTTCCTATATATTTTGAAAATTCATTTTCTAATTTTGCATGATTATCTTCTATAAAATCTTGATAATAAAATTCATCATTGTTATACTTGTTATATATCCAATTCTCAATTATTTCATCATCAACATCATCATCACAATCAGAATCATTAAAAGCAAAATCATCTAAAAAAGAATCGTAATGATTTTTATACCATTTAACTTCGTTATCAATATA